CTCATACTTCCTTCGTAACGCCATTACTATCTGTTGACTAATCATAAATTCTATCTCCCTTCATTCAACAATTTTTTTGGGTCTTGAACAACTGTCACATCCATCATAGGAACCCATTCTTCAAAGTTCTTTTCCATATCTCTGACTTTATAAAACTGCTCTTCTTCATTCTTTTCTACAATGACTCCCGAACGACTCATTTCCTTGTGTTCCATTATAGGCAAATCTGCCAATGAATATAACCCACCAAGTCTCCCATACTCATCTATGGGAAACACTTTCTTATATGTACAATGATATAAATCACTCATAATACAACCTCCGCAAATTCCTTATAAAGTTTTTCTTCCAACCGATAGGCTTCTTTCTCCCACGGCTCATCAACATAGTCAATTTTACGAACATCATAGGTCTTTGACTTCCATCTTCGCATTGCAGGTTTTCTTGCGTAATCTTGCATCTCTCCCCTGGCCCACTGTTTTAAATGGATCATTTCGTGAGCTAACGTCATCAAAAGCATCTCCAAAGAACGCCGTGGGCCCCCATCGAGTTCAATAATAAACTCTCTAGGTCGCCACTCGTTATCTTCAAAATGACATGTCCCATAACACCCTTCTTTCTTTTTCATTTTTCGTGTTAAAACAATACTCAACTCTATGTTATTATACAGACGCTTACTCATCAATTTAGTTCCATAGAACGAGGCTGCCTTTTCAAGCAACATCTTCAATTTTTTATTCTGGCTTCTATAGCCACCAATTGAAATGAGCATCAGGCTTCCTTAAATACATACTGAATAACATAAGTCGTATTCACAATAAACTCACGTGCCTCTGCAATATTGTCAAAGCTCTTAACCACCTTGAATGTCCTTTTCGCTAGGTCTGCTTTAATTGCTGCGGTTTGCACAGAACCCCATCCTAGATTGCGAGGTGTATAGTTGCACACATCATATTTTTCCACTTCTGGATAAGTTACCATATGCATTTCTCCTAATGTTGAATAGTCCATATGTATATTATACTATAGGTAGGATCCTATGTCAAGCACTCTAAGTCATTGATTTATATAGGTTTTTTCATAAGTCATTGATTTATAAAGGAAAATTTCTTTTGACGGAAACTATAGAGATATGAGGTATCTATTAGAATATTCTTATATAGTTATTAACTTACATATCCACTATATGTCGCATTCCACTTAAAAGCCTCCCGGACAGCACTGGCTGTTAACCCTTTATACTTTTTGCCTAAAGTTCCTTCTTTTGCCATGATAAGACATTCAGCTTCCCCAGAGGACAATCCTTCAAGCACCTGAATAAACATCATTTCTCGCCTCATCTTATTGATGTTAGGATTCCCTTCAACATTTGGACCACTACTACGATGCAACACTACAAAATTAGCTATTTGTCGCACCTCTCTTTCTAAGCGTGTATGCTCTGTACCATCAGGTGCATCATTGGGCATATATGGTACATCCCCTTCAGGTATTAACCACTCAATCTTGGGATCAAACGCCGCCTTTAAAAATTGTTCTAAGGACTTTGTTTTATACTTTCTTAGAATTGCAATCTTTTTACTTTTATCTTTTGCATTATTCACTTGTAAAAAAATCTCATGGAATAATGGTGTGTATGTTTCAAAAACCATTTTAAAAATCTCCTATATTTTGCATTAAATCATTTAGTTNGTGTTCGATAAAGTAATTAAATAACTTACTTCTATCATTGGGGATGATGTCATTATACTCTTTTAAAATTTTAGTACTAATCTCTGGGGGGATTCTACCTAAGTCTATTAGAGTTTGATTTCTTTGCCAATTACGAATCCATGTATCCTTTTGGCACTTTGCTATTTGATAAAGTGCCTCAGGTTCATACTCAATCATAGCTTCCACCAAGGTCACTATGATTGTCTTTCTTATTGGCTTCTGTCTTTTCTCAGACACAAAGGTATCATCAGACGACAGAATGTTAGGTACACCATCACTACGATCACCTTTAATAATATGTTCTCGTAAATATTCTAACGGATCTTTTGACACCAACATCTTCTTACTGACAGGACTATATTGGTCCACAGCAGGTCCATGTAATTGTATAAAATCTTTATCTGATGATACTATGAGAGTATTAGTATTTTCTTCAGCACTCTTTACCAACGTAGCTATAATATCATCGGCCTCGGCACCGTACACATTTACTACCTTATATGGAAAATTCTCTTTCAACTCATCCCGAATTGTATTAAGACATTCAAAAATCATATTCCAGTTATAAGGAGAAGCCTCTCTATCTTTTTTACGGTTAGCCTTATAGTTGGGAAAATAATCACGGCGCCAATANTGNNTNNTGTCACANCANANCACCANNTCNCCATANTNTTCATTAAACTTAGAATAATAGGAACGTAATGTATTTAATACTACATGACGTACCAATTTTTCATCTACCGTTTCACTCTTATGATGTAATTGGGACATTAACGCTCCAATTGCAATTTGAGTAAAATCAATTAATAACATAAATCACCTTTTCATTCTCTATGGAGCTACCTGTTGGAATCGAACCAACGACCTGATGCTTACAAAGCAACTGCTCTGCCTGCTGAGCTAAGGTAGCTAGTCATCGTTAGTTTCGTCTGTGGGTCCGAAGATTGGACCGAAGCCACCGCCGCCGGTGCGGCTATGCCAGCTGGCATTTGAATGATCTTCTTCAACTTGTCCGGCCACATGACCTGCATCTTTAGTAAAGCTTTCTGGTGGATCAAACTTATATTCCTCTATCGTATATTCTTCTAGAGGCTTTTGTCTCCTATACTCATCTATATAATTGCTGTTAGTATTCATATAGAATGGAGAATGCGAACCTAAAATAGAACCTTGTTCAGCCTGTTTCGTAAGTGTAGCATATTCTAATAAGGTCTCTAAGATACCTTGTAAATCTTTTAATCGTATCATATTCGGACCATCAGACGGAGCGTTATCTGGATCATCATGCACTTCCATAAACAAACCATCTACCCCAACTGCCAATGCGGCCCGTGCTAAAAATGGTGCTACAAGTCGATTACCTTTAGTAGTTTTACCTGTTGGCTGTTGAACACTATGGGTTGCATCAAATATCACAGGAGCATATTTTCTCATTACAATCAACCCAGCCATATCTACCACTAGTCTACCATAACCAAAAAATGTTCCACGTTCAGTCAACATCACATCCCCACCATGTTTTTCAACAGCCCATACCATAGACTCAGGAGATGTAAACTGTCCCTTCTTTATGTTAGTAGGCTTTCCTGTTTCAGCACATGCAACTATCAAATCGGTTTGTCTACATAGAAAAGCGGGTATCTGAAAAATATCTATAGTAGGTAAAAGAACGGGCTGCCAACTTTCGTGAACATCTGTTAGTATTTCACATCCAATTTGTTTTTTAATCTTACCAAAACTTTCATTAGCCAATTCTACACGGTACATATGTACTTTCACTTCACCAATGACACCTCTATAACTATCTTTACTAGTTCTATTCGCTTTATCAAATGATGTTTTATAAATAAAATTTATATTTAAATCATTACAAATATCTTTAATAGCACCTGACATATCAAAAGCGTGTTGTTCGCTTTCTAATACGCAAGGTCCTGCTATTAAATTAAACCTTGAATTTTTTAACTTATCATACCACATTATCTTCTATAAAAAGTCTTCTAGTGTATCGAGTTCGTGGAGTTTTTTTCTGAATACCGTCAACATCATAAGCCGTAGCCAAACAAACAAAATGTGTTTTATTCTCCATATCCTTACCCCAAAATAAATCACGCCATACTGCTGTTCCTAAATACGTTTTAATACTATTAAGGTAATCTTCACGATTTCTTATTTCTCTTTGTACTTTATCCTTTTCTTTTCCTTTCTCCATTCTACGCCATTTATATCTCAACTCTTTTATTAAAGTTCTATTGTGACGTTCCCATTCTTTAACANTTTTAAGACTAGCCGNATGGTCATCATCTAAATCTTTAACGGCAGGATGTATATTNTTATATTCAGCCGGCTTCTTGGCCGCCCGAACCTTAGCCATTTTATCTTCTATATAGGAGTCTGCCATAGTGTACCTTCGTAATTTATTATTTTTTTATTTATAAGGTACTCCATCACATCATAGTAACCNCCCACNGGTTCATTATCAACCACTACTTGCGGTAANTTTCTTATCCTCTTTCCGATTTTCTCCGAAATTAGATCCATAGAAACTTCATCATCAAAAGTATAAGTAATAAATTGTATATAATTTATTGTTAGTAATTTTAAAACTCTAAATGATGTTTCATTAATCTTCTCATGCATATAAATTTCAACTTTCATTATCACACAGGAAATCTATTTATTCTTTGATCCTCCTGCCTCTTCTGTTCTTTTTTTATAGCCAGCTTTCTCTTGAGTCTACGACTCATTGATGGCTTTNCAAAATGTTCTCGATCTTTCAATTCCAAAAACAAATTACTCCGCTCGCAACTCTTCCTAAATCTTTTTATTAGGGACTCGAAAGATTCATTACGAAATTTCTTATTCACTCTCATATTTATAACTATTTTGAAGTAGGAATTTTCTTTAGGCCTAGGCCGACTTTATAGATATCATACCATCCGAAATTATAATATTCCTTAAATGCCTTACATTGCAGATATTCTTTCTTACACTTTTGATAATGACTGCANCGATCACATGGGAAATCATAGATAACTTTCAATACTTTCCCTGCATATTTTTTCTTCACTATCTTACTCATAATATTACTCCAACCTTACCTGATATATCATTATACAACAAAACTAACAACATGTCAAGCACTATTTTACTGATCTTCTTCAGAATTATCTTTAGTTTTAGGTAACCAAACCTGTGGAGGTAACATATAAAATAACATTCTTCCTGTATCCAATAACTTTCCATCTTTTTTCTTAGGGTTCCTAAATTCACCAACAACCTTAACGGTTTGCCCTCGTTTTTCTTCAGCCTTTTTAAGGCTCTCTAACAAATCTTTATTCCAAGGATAAGCATATAGCCTAGGTTTACTNTCTCCCACCCGTGTTAATAAAACATAGATAACTTTATTTTGTTGATCTGGTATAAAATAGTGATAAACTTGATACCCTCCCGCTTCACTGTCTGTCGGATAACCTAATAGTGCCTTGTATGTCACCCCTATTGATATCGAAACTATTAACACCAAAGGTATAAAAATAGCCTTAAAGAGATAATTCTTAGGGTAGGCTATAATTGTCCACAAACATAACATGACAATAAAAATAATACTTAAATAAACAAGTTGTTCCATTACCAGGCTTCCCCCCAGAATATCTTAGCTTGTTCTGTTGCTTCTCCCCCACTTAAATTACTATACGTTCTAGTTGCAATAATAGATTTACGTTCATTACTCAACTTTGTAATCTTTCCTTTCGCATCTAATGTAAACCTAAACGCTGTAAACTCTTGACCTCGATGTTTCCCAAGCATTTTTGTAAACGTAACCAACTTATAAGGATTTACTTGTATTAACTCCACCTTTATGTTTATATCAAGTTTCTTAGGATAATTTTTACCATCAATATAATCATTTTCAATAGATGTAGTATCATAAATATGAGCATTAACTAGATACTCACCTTCTACTGTTCCTCGCAAAGAAACTACTTCTCGGTTTCTTTCAATGATCTTTCTAGTTCCATCTGGTAAATAAATGATATCATTTCGTGTTCCTAAATCATCTCGGTCTAAATGCATAAACCCTGTGCCTCTATTTCTAAATGAAACTATATTAGAAAGAGGATCTTGAACCCAAATATCTATATCATCTTTTGACTTATCATCCCAAGTTAAAATTATAAGATAATCAGATTTTTCTTCTACGTCATGTTTTTTCGTAATCGGATTAATAAGAATAAAAGCCAAGACAAACATAAAGGCCAGACCTACTACTATATTAAATAATAAATCTGTAAACCCGGTACTAGAAACATATCTACCTATATGCATTTTTCAAGTTGTCTTTCTATATTGACAAGTTGGACCTTAATAGCAAGGGAACATAACAATCCCATAAGAGTAGTATAAAGAGCAGTAGACATACCTAAAGACATTTTAACCAAGGCAGCTTGTATAGACACTACATCACTAACATCTAAATCTATAAATGCACCACTAAGCATTAATATAAATCCAGTCACAGTACCAACAAGTCCTAACACTAAACAAGTTTCTGCAATAAACCAACCAACAGCAAGTTCTTTAATTGGTTTAGCTGGTATATCTTTTCTAAACGAATATACTTTTTTACCTAACCATAGAGTAGTTAGTATAAGAATAGTTAGTATTATAAAACCTAAACGAGTTGGATCTTTTTCTACTAGATGGTGAAAAAACCCAAAGTAATATGCTACAATCCCTATTGATCCCTGCACACAAAACAGAAACCACCACCGTAATAAAACATTTTTATATCGTTCCACGTATTCACCTTAGCCACTTCTTAGCTGCCTTCATGGCATCCTTTTTCTGTTGCGACGTTAAGGATGGCATATTATCTACAAAGTGTTTGGCGTTTTTCATAGTCCAATAAGCTCTTGCATTTTTCATAATCAAATCCCAATCGTCTTTACCTTCTCGCATTTGTATTTCAACTTCTTCTTTTCGTACTCGTTTCTTAGCCACAGCGTTTGCCCAATTCTGTGCAAATTGTTTCTTCGTCTTTATCTTGTTCTTAGTAGTCGCTTGCTGATAAGCTTCATCGGGAACTGGTGGCGTATCTCCTGTTGGCCACCCACCTGCATCATTCGGAACACTAAAAGAAGCTTCATAGGCCTTAAACATACGCTCAGCTGATAACTTTTCATAATTTCGATCTTGACCTGGAGTTGTAACTTTAAACTTACGTGCCTTCTTGGCTTTAACACTCCCCTCATAAACATCATTCTTACTAGTAATATCGGCACCTGAGGTAGTATTCTGCGTTGACTTACCCAACACTTTTTTCTCTAATTGTTTCTTAATTTTATCAGCTTCTTTGTTGGCTTTCTTTACAACTGAGTTAGGAACATTTGTAAACAGCCGAGCCTCTTCCTTTTCTTCATTCTGTCCTTCTGGACCTTTATACTTCTTTTTGAGTTTATCTTTTACACCTGGTTTATAATGTGGCTTGTCACCTTTATTTTTCATCGACCACATCAATTTAAACATACTCGCCTTCTTGTCTTTGTATGTTTTGTCTCCAGGTAGACCTTTAAACTTACCTGAGTCTAAATCTTTTTGAAACTCATGTGCCGTGCCACCTATCTTTGACTTAGGTTTATTCGGCTTAGTTTTCTCTTTCTCTGCCTTTGTATGGCCCCATCCTGGTGGTGCTACTTCATCTACATCATTAGACATTAAAGCTCTAATAGTATCCATATCTAAGTTCATTATCTTTGCAATTTCTTCCGCACTTTTACCTTGACTAATTAACTTATGCAACTCTTCCATACCATCTTCAATAATAAATTCTGGATCAGTTCCTGACTCAGGAATATCTGGGTCTGTAGGTTCGTGTGGATGTTCGTGGGGCTCTGTACCTTTATGCTCAGTTACTTCTGCATAGGCATCGGCCATAGTTTTTCTATATCTTGACATGATAGTATTCCGTATGTGTTACTATTTATCAATACATGGTTCTAATATTATCACATATATTTAATTTCTTAGCCTCTCTAGCAGATAACCAAACATCTTCAGGTGGCAACAAAAATTTTCTAATATCTTTCTCTGTGAGTCCTGTACATTTCTTATAATGATCTATCATTCTTTTGGTTGACAATTCAAACTCTTTTACCTGTGCAAACAATTCGTGTTCTTTACCATATGTACCCCATGAATATTGGTGTGATAATATTGAAGTATTTGGAGTAAGAGTACGATGGCCTTTTTGGCCTGTAATAAAAAGCAACAAACCACAAGATGCTATTACTCCCAAACCAACTGTATGTATAGGAATTCTACTCCCCTTCATTATATCAATCATTGCAAAACAGGCGGGGACTTCACCACCATTACTACACATTAAGAGTTGAAGTTTCTTATGTTTTCTCTTTTCAGTATTTTGTTTTAAAATAAATTCTATACCTTCTCTACAACTATCTGTAGTAACATCTCCCATAAACAAGTAAATACCCGACTTGTAAAGTTCTGCTTCTTCAAATGTATTAGCCATCTTAGGCAGCACATCTTCTAAATTATTCATCATTTATCTTCCTTATCAAATCTATAAAAATTTGTGCATCTACTACGACTAATGGTTTTTCATTATTCTTCTTTAAGATAACTAAAGGCTCATAGTTCTTGGCGTTTACACTCGCCTGTTCGTNGGCCTTCCATACATTACCACTTTCTTGATTTTTACATTCAATTGAAAATGGAAATTTTTCTCTAGCAGCACGGGCCATTATTAAATCTTCACCACCAGAACCCATGGNACGTGATTCTATATCCTCAGGGTGAATATCTAACCCCTCAATAAGTCGCTCACGCACCCACTGTTGTAATCGTCTACCTTTAGCTTTAGCTGATTGTGTTTTCATTCGTCATCATAATCTAATCCTANCCCAGTAAAATCTCGTTCAATAGGCTCTAATACTTCACCACAAAAGCAACAAAAATATATCTCCATATCCATAGGAGTTTCTATACTAAATTCACCACTACATTCACTACACTCACAAAACACTCGACTATCTTCCATTATTTATCCCACAGATGTAAGGTCTACAACTTCACACCCATCAGCACTACACGCAAGTTCTTGTGAACCGGCTGTCATATCTTGTTCCTCATATTCAGATAATAGTGCCCAATCATATTTCTTTGGCATTTTCTTTAATAAAGTTTCATACTCTTGTTTACTACA